ACACCAATAAGATTACCTAACTTGTTATCGATAATAGTCTGTTCCATTTCAGCATCGTCAAACGGCAAGTCTTTAAACCACTGCGGTAATCGCAATTCGTCAACTGGGTATGCAACACTGGTAAAGCCTAGTGGATTTTGTTTAAGTTTACAAACAATAACCTTAGCCCCGTCAGTAATGCCCATACTGTATTTGTCGCCGAACATACGTTTTAGTGTATTCCAGTTAATACTAGCACGAACGTGTCCCGGCATATTAGCCTTACCAGCATTGGCTTCTTTAGCTTGATACTCGGTAATCTTATTAGCACGTTTAGGGCTACCTTTCTCCCAACCGGGTCTAATTTTAAATCTCAATCTAAATTCACTAATATGTTCTAGCACATCTTGTTCAGTTGCACCTGTTAGAACTTTTTCCAATACATCACTTAAGAAGTTTTGAATAAATTCTGGAGTATCACTACGCTTCAAGTCCAAGCCCATGGCTTTGATTTTACCGGGCTTGCCTTCTATGTCTGCACGTTTGCCTTCTTTGTCGTAATACAACACAGCGTAACGCTTCTTAGTAATAAACAATGCTTTAGAACCTACAATTTCACGACCCGCTTTAATAACTTCTCCACGTGACTTTGGTACATGGAATGAGTCTAACATGAATTGCGGGAATGTATTATTAACTTCTTCAGCAATTTGGTCATACAGTTGTACAACACTTTCCTTAGTCCACGGAATGTGTCCTGCATCAATCTCTTTCTTTAGGGTCTTGTACGCAGAGAAGTAACAACTGTCTGTGTCTCCGTATATAATGGACTTACCAATGTGATTGTATTCTCCCGCAATGATGTCATTAACCTTTGCGGCCATGTGTTTGGCAATCTGTCGTCCTGTAAGGGTAGTAGATTGGCCAATACGCTTATCGAAAAAGCGACAACCAGGATTAAGAATGGCACCATAGAGCGAATTAAGGTTAATCTTTTTAACCAACTGTCTCTTGTCCCAATACTCTTCTTCAATTTTATTACCAGCATTTATAGCCTCCTTTAGTTTGGTCTGCATATCTTTACGTTCAGCATACCAACGCTTTAGTAGCCCGGGAATAATACCTTCTTTCTCATAAGTAAAGATGGTTCCATTTGCTGAAAGCACCCAAGGCTGATTGCTTTCAAAAATTAATCTATACACTTCTGCGGCACTTAACACATCACTATCACCATTTTCCCAGTCGATAGTAATGTCAGTTCCGATCTCACAAGCCATTACCGCAGTATATTCTAATGATCCAAATATACCTTCCCAAGCTGCCGCAAATGATTTACCTTTGGCAAGTTGCGCTTGAATAAAGTCATCAGTTTGTGTTTGACGTAACTGTCCAACAATGGTCTCTGGCCCCATGTTAAGCGCACGAATAGCTGATGGGTAAAGACTGTTAATGTCTAATGAACCAATCCAATCGTGAATACCTTCTTTAGGATAAGCAACATAAGCACCTGCCGCACCTTCGTTATCCTCACGTTCTTCCATTTTAGTACGGTTAGGAACTTGGAATCCTCTGCGATGGCATTCGTTAATAATGGCCTGTTCAGTAACAGCTACGGCACCCATTGTTGTTTGTAACAATACAGTACATTCATGTGCCAGTGTGTTGGCAAGGTCTAAGAACTTTAGTTTCTTGTCCATACGGTCAAGAAGCGCACAGTCTTGGCGGTTGTATTCAATGAATGTTTTAAAGTCATTGTTGTATAACTGGTCTAGTGTGCCTTCGTATTGTGTTTTACGTTCACCTAGTTCATATTCAGCGATAGCGTCTAGTCTATAGCTATGACGTTCTTCGTATGTGTACTTGCGATACAGTTCTAAACTATCTAAGTGTACACGACCTACAAAGTCATAGGTTGTACTTTGACGTCCAAACTTTTCATATTCACGTTTCTTTGGTAGTTGGTTAAACAAACAGAATCTGCGGGTGTCTTCTTTACTCAGTACCTTAGTAACACGGTTAACAGTATAGGGAATATCAAAGCCTTCACTGTTCCAGCCAGTTAAAATGTCTGCGTCTTGAATCAAATCAAGAAACATGTCTAACATGTCTGCTTCGTTATCAAACAAATAAGTGTTGGGAAATTCTTTAACTTGCTCAGTAGCTTCTTCCATTGACATTTTCTTTGGAGGAATAGCTAGACAGATCATAGTGTCCATCCATTGTAGGTGAACAGCAATCGCAGTAATTGGCATAAACGCATCATCTGGACTTGCGTAGCCACGTTCTGGATCAAAGTCTACCTCAATGTCGAAGAACGCTACATTTAGTTTTGGAGCATCTTGATTTAAGTAGTGTTCTGATAGCGTAGCAAAGATTGGATTAATATCAGCTTCGAATAATTGTTTACCCGAGTTGATAGCTTGTTCTTTGCGTAGTTCTTTTGTGTTTTTGCAAACAATACGTGATACTTGATCACCGTAGATTGATTGAAATTTGCCGCGAGGGTCTTTGTAGTAAAACGTGTGCTTGACAGGTATGTCACGGAACTCACGCTCACCTTTCTTGTTGCGTTCAACCACTTTGATAATATCATTCTCGCGGTCAAACCATGCGTCTACATAGCTCATTTATTCTCCATATGTCATTTTCGGCTGACAAATACCGATGTGCGGATTATGGCCCGCCGACCGTTATATATAACTACTTATTAGATACGTTTTGTGATATCTAAAATAGCTTCAATTTCTTCCCAATCTTCGTTATAAGTAGTCCAATCACCTTTGTGGGCAATCTTAATAGCACGATTAATAACGCTGGGTTTTACTTGTAATTCTTCTGCCACTGCCTTAACTGTTTCTTTCAAGCCTTCTGATAGGTCTTCAATTTCACGAAGTACTGTTGAGCCTTCGCTGATCAATCTTTCCAATTTTGCCTTTTCTTCTGCACCGTATGAACGACCTGCCATGTAAATCTCCTAATGTGTAAGCCTAATTATATACTACTTATCTGATAATTGCAACCTTTAAAGGTGAAAATGGCAGAAATCAATCTGCCATTTCTCTTGCCTAGTGTGTATTATTGGGTTCCAGCTTCTCTTGATTTACGTTCTGCAGCCTGTCCCGCCGTAAAGTCTTTTGGTCTAGCAAAATCACTAAGTGCTTTACTACGACCAACTATATCCTGCGGCATTCCTGCTTCCCCAGTAGTACCACTGCCTTCTGGAACTTTGGCACCAGCAGCCTTGGCCGCCGCCAAAGCAGCCGCTGTTTCTGGATCTGTTGGCCAACCGCCGTATAATTGATCCACTAATTTTTGTAGTTCAGATGCGTCTGGGGTAGCTGGAGCAGGTGCTGGAGCAGGTGCTGGAGCAGGTGCTGGAGCAGGTGCTGGAGCAGGTGCTGGAGCAGGTGCATTAACTTTCTCACATTTTGTTCCGTCGGCACTTGGCTTCCATCCTTCTGGGCATCTGCCGTCTACTGGCACTGGATCCACTGGCATCGGACCTTCACCGACCTTTTCACATTTTGTTCCGTCGGCACTTGGCTTCCATCCTTCTGGGCATTTGCCGTCTACTGGCACTGGATCTGGCGTGTTTGGACCAACAACTGGATCTTCTTCTACACCATTTGTCCCAAATATGTATCCAGCCGCACCAATCATGGCCGCAAGTGTTAGGAACTTATTGTTACCCATAAATTTAAGAGCACTGCCACCTAGTGATTTCAATTTGCTTAAAGCCGCCACAGCCTTGTCACCAAATCTTGCTAATAAAGTTTTTTCTGCGGCCGCTGTAGTACTAGGGTTCATATATCGTTGTGCCCAAGCATCTTCAGCGGCATTTCTCGTATTTGCTCGAGCTTGACTTACAACATCGTCTACTTTTTGAGCCGCCTGTTTTTCAGCTTGAAGAGCTAATTTGTCAGCCGCAGTTCGTTGGAAAGGCGGCGTAGCTCTTGCTCTATCGGCAGCTTGTCTAGTCGCCGCTAATGCGTCATCCGCTTGCTGTCTAGCCGCCTTTGCCGCCGCTTCCGCTGCCTTTGCCGCCGCTTTTTCCGCGCTGCCAGCACCACTACTTGTTATTTTAGCCCATCCAGCTTTTATTGCATCAGCCGCTGGTTTAGTAAATTTACTAAGTATAGGTAGCAATTGACCGTATTCAAGTAACGGTAATCCAGATAATCTTCTTATAGAATTTATTTCGGTAATATACTGTTGTTGTTCAACCGTTAGTTGTATACCTTCAGCTAAGTCAGCAGTATTAGCATATTGATCCATTGCTGTGTAAAAATCAAAACCTTTGTCCTTTGCAAGTTTTTGTATGTCGGCGATCATTGATTTTATTTTAGCACGATCAACTTGTATCGGAGCAT